ATAAAGATGGTTATTTATTTGTTACTCTTTGTAAAAATAGAAATAAAAAAATGTATAAAGTTCACCGTCTGGTGGCTCAGGCATTCATTCCAAATAATGACCCAGAACACAAAACTGAAGTGAACCACATCAATGAAGATAAAACTGATAATAGGACCTGCAACTTGAATTGGATGACCCGCAAACAAAATGTAAACTGGGGTTCTGGAATAAAACGCTCTAGTCAAAAAAGAAGCAAGCCTATAAAACAACTCTCACTAGATGGGGCCCTGGTTACCATTTGGCCAAGTATAATGGAGGTTGAGAGAAAAAATGGGTTTGCGCCTAACAATATTTGTAAATGTTGTAATGGTAAATATAAAACCGCCTATGGCTTCCGTTGGGAGTATGCTTAAAAAATGTCTTATTATGGTAGAAAGAGATAATATAATGAAACAAAAGTCTGATGCTGAAATTGAATCAATTAATCAGGTAATAAAATATGTTTTTGAAAATCCCAGAAGTCTTTATGGCAATTTCCTTTCATCATATGAAGTTCCAGTAGAAGAAGATTATGGGCCTGATATTAAAGCCACTACAATAATAAATATTCCATTATATGTAGAAGTAAAAACAACAGAAGAGCCGTTTTTTAGTGCTGGAACTATTAACCCTTATTTTAAATTAGATAATTACCGCCAACCAGTAACGTTTGAAAATACGGTAACAGCTACTAGCATCACCACTGGCAATTGCTATGGTGATAGGAACGCATATTCTACAACTATTCCAGAAGAATATAAAAACAAATATTATTGGATTATAAATGCGGCTCAGGAATATAATAAAACCCAGGAACTTTTAATGACTAAAAAATGTAAATTAGTCAAGATGCTTAATGAACAATGGGCATTTGCTTATGTTTTAAAAGATGGAGTTTTATTTTTTGGCCCAGAAAAGTTTGAAGATGCTCTTGGTCCGTTTGTAAGAGTATGGTGTAGACATACTGAAAATATAAAAGACAAGAAGCCAAAAGAAAAAAGCTGGGAGCTAAAACGCTTGATAGACCTTGAGAAAGGCACGTTTATTCCATTCAACTAACCTTTTATTATTCTATCAATAGCCTTTTTCATTAACTTGGCTTGGAGCTTTTCACCTTTCTCAAGCAAAGACGTGTCAAATATCTTAGCATACCTGGCTGTTATCTTTGTATCTGATGGGTCATGGCCTAAACATTTGGCTACCATTTCAATTCCAAAGCCATTAGATAATAATAAGGTGCCATAAGTATGTCTACCCATATGGGTGGTTATCTCCTTGTCTATATTACATAAGTCAGCAATTTCCTTAAGGTAGGCATTCATTTTTTGATTGGTGGGCACTGGCAATTTAAACTCATACTTGGTAATTATCTCAACAGCGGAGCCCAGTAATATAGAAAAAAACTCAACCCCTGTCTTTTGTCTATTTTTCTTTATATAATAGAGCTTTGTTTCTTGGTCCTGCTTTATATCATCTTCAATTAGGCCTTTCATATCCACGTATGCCAGTCCTGAATAACACTGGAAAAGAAAACAATCTCTGACCTTAGTAAGTCTATCCGTGGAAAACTCTTTGTCCTCAATGGTATCAATCTCTTTCTGGGTTAAGTATTTTATATCATCACTATTATATCCTTTCTTTAAAACAATGCCCTCAAACGGAAATACTGTGAGTTTACCGTTGTTAAAGGCGTATTTAAATACTGCCTTAATTTTATTTAAGTATGTTGAGACTGTGCTGGTCTTATATTTTTTCAACTGCTCAGCTTTATATGTGGCCATCCTGTCATAGTTTATAGTGTTTGCAGCCTCATTACCAGTTAGGCTTAAGTCATCATAGAACTTTTTTTTGGCCGTAATATACCTATCATACATTTCCTGGCTTATCTCAGCGCCAACACGTGCATTTTGAATAGATAGGAACCCTGTAAACATATCATCTAGGGTATAAGTCTTTTCCTTGCAACCATTGGTAATAAACTCTTTCAATTTTTCAGGGTCTATGTCCTGGCCAGTCATGTCACTAATGTGCTTATTGATGCTGGCCCTCACCTTCTCACAGTACTCCCTGGCAATTCCACCTTTATTAGTGGTCATTTCCTTGGTAAACTGCTGTGGGCTATATTTCATTGGTAGTGGTACCGTAATTCTTTTATAACCCTTAATACCAATTGTTACTACAATATCCGCCAGTCCTTTTTTATTAGCTCTGCTTTCTGAGCAATAGAAGTTGATGTTCATTTGAAACAATTTTAAGTTTTGAAACAAATACTGAACACAAACATATACAATCTGGATGATATAAACAAAAAAATATGCCCTAAAAATGTTATAGAGCATATTCTAAATATGGGTGGTGGAGCTGGAGGATTAAGAACCTATATTGAATATCAGCTATTTACAATAGCATTGAAACAAATAAGAAACATTTTTGCTTTTTCAAAATACTTTTTGTATATTTATATATAGCTAGGAAAATCCTAGTCTTAATAATTACGTATAATATAAAATAAATAGTTGGAAACTTTGAATAGCTATTTCAACTAAAGAAATCCCCAGCCTGTGAAGGTAGGGGTTTTTTGTTTAAATAAAAACCCCCAGCATAAGCTAGGGGTAAGGTAAGGGCGGGCCCTAAATAAAAGCCTAAAAAACAAATATTTCCGTATCCACAATAAATGGGGCCTTTTCAAATCCACCAAGTGCTTCAATCATAGATATTATATTATCTATTTTTTCTTTGTATGCTTCTTTATTTGGCTTAGTATTACCATTGTGGTCAACTTTCAATGCCACGTGTGAGAACTCCCATAGTATCATAGAACTTTTATTAATAACACATTTGCCGCCTCTGATTTGAGCTTCAAGACTCTTGGTTGGACTGTTGAAGCTTCCAATTGCCTGGCTAAACTGTTCAACATTATATCCTAGGTTTTGTAGGTCAAGTAGTGTCTGTGTGGCATTCCACTGGTCAGAGAATATTGACTGCAGGTGTATTATTTTCCCAATCTCACCAATCTTGGCAATTATATAATCATAGTCCACAACGTTTCCTGGAGTAAGTATCATTTCTCCAGCTTCAACAAACTTTTCATAGTAATAATGTTGTGGATGATTAATGAAAGTTTGTTCAGGTATAAAAGACCAGTTAAAAAAGTAATTAATTCCATCCTTTGGAATCAAAAGGCTAACAGCCGTATAGTCAGACACAGAACCAAGGTCAAGGCCAATCACACCAGTCATCCCCTCAAAGTCTTCAAGCCTCAGACTTTTCATACATTTTGCTACAAGTTCAATTGGGACCCATTCCGTCTTGCTTGCAACCCATTTATTAAAAGTTTTGGTTAATACGCCAGTTTTTGCTGTACTGTCAACTAGGGCCTTATCTCTTTCTTCATTCATGGATTTGACATCCACCGTTATACCCAGGTTAGGCTGACACTTTATATAGTTTTTCTCATCAGTCCAATCATCTTCTTCATCTAATTGAAATATAAAAGCGGCAAAATTGTCAAGATTTTTTACACCACTTAATACTTCAATAGCCAGCTTGTACATATCATAACATGGCCCTTCCAAATTGAAACCAGCGGTAGTTATAACAATAGTCAATGGCTGCGTTCTCTGTAATTGTGATGACCTCAATACATCATATACCTTTCTATCTTTAGCTTCATGGAACTCATCAATAACGGCACATGAAATATTTAAACCATCCAGCCTACTGGCATCACTACTCACCACCTTAACGCTTCCGTTATTTATATCTGACGTTAGTTTTTCCTTATAGTGCTTTATAAGATTTTTTTTAACGTCAATACACTTAGCAAACTTGTCAATGTACTCAAATAATATTTTTGCCTGAGGGTACGCATTGGCCGCACATACAATCTCAGGAGATGCTTCACCATCTATTAGTAGCATATACAATGCAAGGCCAGCCATAAACGCATCCTTACCTGCCTTACGTGCTATCTGGATATAAACCTCTCTTATAACCCTCAACTTGCTATTTTTCCACTTTAACCCCAGCACATAGGCTAGGATAAAACACTGCCAATAGCTTAGTATAAAAGGGTTGCCAGCACTCTTACCTTTAAAGTGCTTCATTAGGCTAAAAAACCTTATAGCATCATCTACAACATCTTCATCAAAATATATATCATCTCTGGCCTTCATCTCTTCAAATCTGGCCACAGCTTGTTTTATCTGGTCACATACTATAATATTACCATTCTTTACATCTTCTATATATTGGTAATAGGGTTTCACACATGGTATTATTTTTCCTCTTTATTTATCTTTCCCCTCAAAAACTCCTCAACTGCGGACTCTTCCCTTACTGGCTCAACCATATTCATAGCCTTACCAGCTTTTAGGCTTAAGCCCATACTTTTTTGTAAACTCTCCAGCCTCATGGCTGCTTTATCTCTGGCCCCTAATAACTGCACTGGCTGTGGGCCATATCTAGTATTAACAATCAGGCTTGGTAGCTCTTCAATCTCTCTACATATAAACGTATACTGGTAATAATAACTTTCCAGCATGTCCATATCTAGGTCCCAAACCTGTTCTAGTTTTCCGCCGTTCCTCTCCTTTAAATATTCCTTAACTCCCTTCATATAGGCGGTAGTCTTTTTCTTGGCATAGGCTTTACTTTTCTTAGCCCTCTCTTTATCTTCATCCGTCATAGGATAAACCTCATTAGGCGCACTACTACTCATGATATTTAGATTATTCTTCTTTATTTATATATAAATATAATACTAAACCAAAAAAGTATCAAGATTTTTGCAAATCATCTAATATTTTATATACCAGTTCACCGTATAGGAACTGCAAATCCTCAACCAATGTGTCTTTTTGGCTCTCTACACTACTTTTTACCTCTGGCCCTACAAGATTATCATTCCCATCAGAAATATTCATTTCTAGGGCAGCTTTTCCCTTTTTAAACTGCCAGCTGAGATTAATAGTATATTGCACCACGCCAGCATCTGCAATTATTACTTTGCCAGGCCTATTTTGTAATACCATCTGTTCAATAGTATCTTCAACTTTGCTTTTAGATAGAAATAGCTGTTCTACCAAATTATCTTTATCCATATTGTTATTTTTGGTGTAAAGTTAATACTTTTCTGAAACAAAAACAGGCTATCTTCCCAGACCGCCTGTAATTACACTTTTAAAACATATGAAAAAAAAATCAATATATATTTCTCATCACCAGTGCACCCAACATAGAGTGGAACCAATCACTGCCAACTGTCTGGAGGTATGGCTCATATTCTCCGTCCACCATTGAGCATAATTCAGCGTAAAAGCTATTGCTCTCAGTCCTATTCACCACTAATATATCATCACCTATCTGGTATTTAGCGGTTTTTCCGTCTGCAGTCTCAGCCCCTACAGTTTTGTTAATAGACTCAGCCTTATCAACTAGTATTGACAAAGCCTTTTCACACTTCTCAATCATTTCATTGGTAATTTCATCACCATAGATGTTCTTTTTTGTTGTCATATTCTTCTCTTTTAATTTAAAACTTTACTACCTTAATATAGGCCCTACCAATAAGCTCACAATAAACCTTATCAAACTCCATAATTGGACCACAAACATCAACTATAACCTCACCACCATATACTGCCTCTATGTTTATTTTTGTGCTAACAGGGTCATTTATTAAGTGATAAACCAATTTGGTTGCAGCATTAATCTGCCACTCACTAGTTGCCTTACTCTTCTCCAGCATTTCTTTAAAACATGACACTGCTTCTTCCTGACCTATGACCATTCTATCAATCATAGTCTTCATCTCTACTTTAGTCATTAAATTGGTACTTGCAACCTGGTTGCCGTTGCCATTTTCATTTTTATTATTCATATTGTTTTATTTAATTAATTATTATCTTCCTCTAGAACACCTACCCTTTGGTAATACAAAGTTACAAAAAATCTGTGAGAAATCAAAATTTACAGTATTAACTTTAACATTCATTAACTATACACAAAGCATAGGGCCTTAAGATAAGGGGGTCATAAAAATCTAGTAATTAATAATTTAGGAAATTGAAAATGTTTGAATCTCCGCTTGTTATAGTGGGTACCCTATTTAAATTAATGGGCTGTTCTTTTTTAATGTTATATCCCTCCTTGATATTGTCTATAATATCCTGGGCATCTTGTGGCCAGAGCAAATCAAAAAGGTGCTTGTCCAACTTATCCATATATTTACATACTCCGCTTGGACTAAAACCATTGAAATAACCAAAGTGGGCATCAAAAGAATTGAGCTTGGTAATTGCGCCATACTTGTCTACAATACTTATACAAATCTCAGGCTTATTGTTTACGTGGATTAGGATAGTTCCTCCGTCTCCAATCTCATAAACTATTGTAGTCAGCTTGTAATCTGGCTCCAACATATTAGCCCTAATTTTGTTAATCACATGCTTATCCTTAAGCAACGCATTCTCTACTGCTTCTACCATCTTAGTGGTAATCATTTCTTTTTTCATTTCTTTTTATCTTATATATTATTTTATTTTAATTCCTTATATATTTGTAGCAATCTGTTTTTTGCCTCAACCATTTGAAACATTTTGTCAGAACTTTTTGTCTCACACTTCAGCGCTCACCTCATGCCTCAGCTCAGACCTTGCCTCAGACTTTTTCTCAGACTATTTTCCTCTCATTTTTCTGGGGTTTTCCGTCTGATTTCTTTTGCCTATCATATTGCCAATTGCTATTCCTTTATATATGTAGGCGTATTTTCCTTTGTTTGCTTTATTTGTTGCCATATCTTTGCTATTAGTTAAGTATGTTATATTTAAAATGTCATTTTGTTCTTTCCTCAAATAAATAGTTTGCTGAACAAGAAATTTAAGTTAATAAATCTAAATAGGTAATTTTAACTCCCTATTTACTATCAAAACCATATCAAGAAACTCAAAAAACCTAAGCCATACAGCCATACGGCTTGGTTATGGTAAATATACAAAAAAAATTGAAAAAAACAAATTTTTAGGGTTAAATCTAATACCCAGCCAGCAAATAGTTGAACAAATGTTAAAAGAATTAACAGTGACAAAATGATAGCAAAATGCCCTATTTACTATCATTTTGATATTTTCCTTTATTATTTCCTTATTTATTCATTTGTGCTTACAACATATACGCATAACTGCGTGATAATCAAAACGTTAGAGGGAGGGGTAAGTAAAAAAATAATTACAAGGGCTTCCAAACCTCGCCGCAACTTTTCTTCATAAAAAAAGTAAAAATGGCCTTCTGGACCCTTGTAGAAGGGGTTGTAAAAGGGGTATTTTAGAGAGAAATTAAAAAAATTGCACACCATCCCTGATGTGCAAAATATCATTGTGTCACTAAAATGTATTTATGGCTTACAAACTACATTTGGTCCTTAATATCATCAATGTCAATAAATACAAAATTATGTTCACGTTTTGGAATAAACACAGACTCCATGAATAAATCCCTTTTTATGTAGGACAACCCTTCAGCTTCATCAATATCACTGTCACCAAACTTATTGATGGCCCTGATTAATTGGTTATGAAGTATGTCTCCAGGTTCCATGGTTACGCTGTTATTATTGTGTTCCTCTGCTCTCTCTAGGAGCTCATCATAATGGTCTTCAATTATCTTCCTTATGTTTGTCATCTGGTAATAGTGATTTTAAATAATTATATGTTTCCTCAGGATTATCAACTTTTCCCTTACTATGTATTTCTCCGTGGCACTCATGGCATATGGACTCAAGGTTGTTAAAATCTGTCAATAGTGTATAGTTGACTTCACCACCCTTAAAAGGTGACTCTTTGTGGTGAATAGAAGTAGCGGGGGTTACTTTTCCTTTTTTTAAACACTCCTCACATAGGGGGTGTAGCCTGAGGTATGTTTCTCTGGTTTTTCTCCAAGTGGTATTCTGGTAGGCCTTTTGTCTAAGGTCCCTCATTGGGGTATCCTGGTGTACTGTGCTTTTTCTCTTAATCTTTTCAACTGTCTTCAGGTAAGGCATAGTTATTTGGTATTATTCCATCATGTTTATTAAGTAAATTGGTTATTGTTTCATCATTTCTGGTAATAAAGTCAAGGACCATCATTCTTAAAAGCTGGCTATATGTTGTACCAAATAATTCATTTAGTTCTGAGAGTACCTGCATCTGATTAGGGCTAAGTCTAACAGTAACCCTGCACTGTTGTTTATCTTTTTCTTCCATTAAATATGTTCTTTATATATAAATATAACAATATTTCAAAAAGTATCAAGAATGTCTAACAAATATGGCCCTTATTTCTAAAATAATTGACAAAATGGGAATACTAGACGTTTTTAGAAGAAAAGATGTAGAGCAACCAAAAGTGGAGGAACGTAGGATATCACTTAGTGACCTTGGTTTCTTCAATGGTTCAAGCTACAACAACAGTAAGGCCATGAAGTTAGCTGCAGTCTATTGTGCCGTGAACCAAATCTCAAATGGTACGGCCATACTTCCAATGCAGGTAAACAGGATTGAAAATGGCAAGAAGAGAAAAATTGACCACAGTCTTTCTAAGTTGCTTAATATGAAGCCTTGTGAGAGATTCAGCCACTTCTCAATGATGAAGATGATGGTTGAGTCATTATTGCTCAAGGGTAATGCTTATGCACTTATTGTAAGAGACTCTAATTTAAATGTAAAGTCACTGGAGTATTTGGATGCAGACAATGTGCAGCCAACTATTGGTGCTGATGGCAGGATTAAGTATTTGGTTAATGGTATCAAGGAGGCCGTAGATAGTGTCAATATGATACATCTTTACCAGCACCTGGATGAGACTTACAGAGGCATCTCTGTTATACGTTATGCAACCACTTCACTTGATGGCATCTGGGCAGCAGAAAAGAATGCAAGTTCTTTCTTCAAGGCTGGCAGTAACGTAAATGGTGTTATCACATCAACTGCACCGCTTACCAATGACCAGAAAGCTCAAATCAAAGATTCTTGGAGTGTATTTGCCAGTGAGGGTGCCCACGTAGCTGTTTTGCCTCAGGGTTTGGATTACAAGGCCATTGCCGTTGACCCTAATGATGCTGCTCTTTTGGATACACGTAAATATGGTGCTACTGAAATAGCAAGATGGTTCAACATTCCTCCAAGCAAGTTATGGATTATGGACCAGGAGTCATACAACTCAACTGAGTTTGCTCAGCTTCTTTTCCTTAGTGATACTATTTTACCTATCACTTCATTAATTGAAAATGAGCTTAACAACAAATTGTTCAAGCCTTCAGAGGTTGGTAAGTTGGTAATTGATTTTGATTTCACAGCTTTGTTAGAAACGGACAAGAAATCACAGGCTCAGTATTATAATTCAATGATTAGTAATGGTGTTTTAAGCATTAATGAAGTACGTGATAAGTTAGGATTTGAGCCAGTAGCTGCAGAAGATGGTGGTGATGCTCACTTCATTCAGATTTCTTATGGCTCAGTTAAGAATGTTGCTTCTGGTGCTTATATCAAGCAAAATGCTCAGGACCAGAATCAAAATGTAGATAATAAGGTTAAACAAAATGATAAGTAATGATTACCTATAAGGATTTTATATTGGTTAAGGGAAAATACTATGATATTAGTATTCCTTTTGATGTTACTGGCTTCACTGGTTTTAACTGTGAGTTGTTTACCAATTCAAAGATTAAAATAACTCCAGCCAATATAGCCTTTGATGACGGTAAGGTAATTGTTACTTTCAATCCTGAGACTCTTGATGATGGTGTACTTTATTATGAGTTTACATATTATGTGGATAATGTGCTTCAAATAAAGTGTACCAATACTCCATTTGTTATTAGGACCCCAGAGGGATATAGTGCTCAGACTGCAGATGAAATATACGCATCAGGTGAAACAGCTGGTGCTGAAGCACAAAAGGCCCTTTTAACTGGTGCCACTATTATAGAAAATGGTGAGTATGTTAGACCTGATGGTTATAGTGCTGTTACTGTTAATGTACCAACAAATATTGATGTTATTTCAACAGCCTTCACCGTTACTGCTGATACCCAAAGTGTTGAAAGTGAGACTGGTACGGCCTGGAGTGCTGTGACTGTTGATGCATCTCAATATGGTCAAGACAAATATTCATCAGGCTATACATCAGGTTATACAGATGCATCTGCTTTGATGCCCATAATCACTGGAACAAGTTATGCATATGCACATGGTGATGATAATCAAATAACATTAAGTGCTGAGACTGGAACTGCATTTAGTTCTGTGACAGTTGATGCTAGTGAAAAGTTTATAGACGGTTATAAAATAGCTGTTGATGATTTAGAGACAAACGCAGTTGAATTATTTGTAAGTGCAAACGGTATATATGATGCTGATATACAATATGAAACCAGAGGCTATATTAAAAAAGTTACCGTTAATGTGTCAGGCGGCACCCAGGAACCATTTTTTGGTAAAGTTGCTGACCTTACTGGAGTTGGATTTGCTCTTAATCCATTTAATGTTAATGATATGATAGAACTTGAGTTTATATGCCCAAATCTAAGTGCTTATACTGACCAAACATTGTCAATAGTATCTTGGTATGATGATGACTGTAACATCTCATGTAATTTTTCTAGTAATATGACTAGGCTTAGTTTTAATACTGATAATACTGGTAATGAATTTAGTATAAACCGTATTGAAAATAAGCCAATGTTGTTACAACTTTATAAGAACAGCCAAAAGATGATTGCAACTGCCAAAATGTCTGGTGATTTGACTAATTATTCTGGAGACTCCCTTACAGCTTCATCTGTGTATGTTTTTGCTAGAGACTTTTGGGGAATGCGCCCAGGAGAAACACCACGTTATTTAAAGTCATTCAAAAAGTACCATTTTGAAAATGGACTTTATATTCTACAAGAAGATGTTAGACCGCGCAGTGATGGTAAAATGTGGGATTTGGTAACAAACCAGGAGTCAACCATAGACTGGATTAAATATGATGAAACACATCCAACAACATTCAACACTCTATATGAGTGGGAAATATCTTAAAAAAAACTGATTGTCCAAATCATTTTATTCTTCTTTTTTTCTTCCTCTCAGGGTCCTCTTGAGGGGAAGTTTTTTATTGTGTGACAGTCAAGGCCCTTATTTCTAAAATAATAACGTTAAAAAAATTAATACTATGCAAGCAAAAGTTAGTGGTCAAAACCCTTTTAAGGTGCTTAAGAGCACATGTGCCATTGGTCCAACTACTAGTGGCTATACTTTGAATTACGCAACTAATCCAGAAGGTCCCTGGACTGCAATTGAAGAGGCAACTCCTGCAGATGAGGCAATGGTAGTCAATGATATGACACCATATATGTGGCTCAAACTAGACGGTAATGTTGATGATGATGTAGAACTCATACTCTAATAATAATTGAATAAATATAGATTTAGATTATGATATATAGTTTTAAGAAAAATAGCGGAGGCGGTGGTACAAGTGATTACTCACAACTTACCAACAAACCCCAGATAAATGGTGTTACATTGTCTGGTAATAAGACATCTCAAGACCTTGGCATCACAAGTGAAGCATTGGAAACAGTTAGCTCAATACCTTCAGGAGCCAGCGTTGGTGATGTATATGCTATTTATAGCAGTAGAGAAGACTATTACGGATGGGATAACTTAACTGGTTCAACAGTTGTATTTCACAGAGGCCTTAATCCAGATGATGGACAAGATTGGGCCATTGGCTTGGGTACAATAGATTTAGGTGATGGTTATACCAGAGATTTTTCCCTTGCATTTAATGACAGGGAAAGCTTAAATGACCAATATGGTATAGTATTTATTGGTGGTGTAGGCAATTATGATTATGGTAAAATACACACAGTTAATCTTGATAATGATGTTGTGCTGAGTCTTGACTTAAGGGATATGCAGAACTTTATACTCTCTTTTGAAAAGAACAGTGAGCCATATGAGGTTACAATTACAGACCCAATAAATGCCGTATATGAAAATACTGATATAGTCAATAAAACAGTGCAGGTAGAAACTACTTATGGTAAACTTGGACACTTTAACTACGGCTCAGCCTATCAGGGAAGATATGACCTTATAATGTTCTGGATTGAAGAAAATGGTACAACTAGGTTTATCCCAAATTCAGTTATAGGCCAGTTCCATTATTATGACATAATGTTTAAGCTTTACACCAATGCTAATGGCTTTTTCAATATAGATTATTCAATAGACAGTGCTGCAACCTGGACAAACGTATATGCTAATATGGCACCTGAAGAAGAGCCTAGTTATTATCCGTTAGACGTAACTGACCCTAACGGCAAAAACATATTGTTTAAGGCTTGGTTATATCCTGGTGATGGCAATTATGGTGTTAAGATGAAGGCTAACAAGTCAATGTGGATAGATTCTTGTGATGACCCTTACGGTATTGTGGCTAAACCTATGCTTAAGGAAGGTGCTAGCTATGAGATGCTTGGTTCAAAGCCAAGTATTAATGGTGTTGAATTGAGTGGTAATAAGTCTACAAGTGACCTTGGAATAGAGCTTGGCGGTCTTAATAACCCATATAGTGAAAATCTACAGTCATTTACATTTAGTGCTGATGGCTCAGACGTATCAGGCCAGACTGGTTTTATAATTGTCTGGGATGGTGCTTCAGATATTGATTTCCAAGCAGAGGCAAAGAGAACATATGGCTGGAGTGGTGAACAATTTTTAAACACACCTTATTACAGCGGTGGTACCTGGTATAATGTAAGTGACTGGGTTAATAACAACAACACATTTACAATATTACCTGATGGAAATGTATTTATAAAGTGTTATGCTGGCTCAGACAGGACTTATAAGTTTGACGGCAACTATAGTGGTTCAACAGAACTCAAATATATAAAAAGTATTACAAGTGCTAGTACTGGTGCTTTAATGGCTGTAGAGGCATATGATGACCTCAAAAGAGTTGGTGTAAATATAAGTTCAGTCAGTGATGACTTTACTATTACTGTAAGTGCTAGTACCAATGATGTTATAACTGCAGATTACAACATAAATGAGAGAATGTTTACTGCAGCAACCATAAACGGTGACTCTATTGAGTTTGATAGTAGTTACAGTGGTTATGTTGCTCTTTTGTCTGATGGTTTGACAGAGGTTAGAATACAAAGTGTGAATATAATTTTAGCTGAGGTTGGAAGTGATAAATACAATCCAGTATATTCTAAGTATGCTATTGTAACTGGTGTTGTTAAACAATTGCCAGATGCCTTTTCATATGAATATATTGAAAATCCAGTAGAATTTAAGAAAGATGTATACCAGTTCAATGGCTACACCTGGGATAAACTTGCAAAGGATTATGAGTTACCTGCACCTGCTGTTGGTGAAACCTGGGTGCCTTTTGCTGCTAGCGGATTTACATATGTAAGGCAAGACTTTAACGGTGCTGGCCAATATGGTGTAGAATGTGGTGGTGATGCTAAATCATATGTTGAAATCACTGCTGACGGAAATCTAGATTATGTGACTTGGGGTAGCAAGATAAACTTAGGTAATGGTGTTTGGGTTAACACACCACTTAATGGTGACCTTGGCTACGTATACTGGTGGGTTAAAGATGGTAAGGTTTATACCAAAGTTTCAAGCAATAAGATTATAGCTGCTTTTAAAGATGATAATATAGGTACCAATCCAGAAGGTTGTTTACCATTTTAATAATTGAAATAATTTTTACATATATGGATACTAATAACATGGAAGTAAGACAACTCACAGTTGAGTTAAGAGCCTGTGATGAAGATGGCAAGAGATGTATTCAAGGCCGTGCAATTCCATTCAATGTAAAGAGTCCTAACCGTCAAGGCTTCAGGGAGTTAATAGCCCCTGAAGCTGTTGAGGGTGTTATTGAGGCAAGTGACATCAAGATGTTATATAACCATGATGAGTCAAAAGGCTTCTTGGCACGTTCAAACAAGGGAAAAGGAAAGCTTAACATTGAGGTGAAGGAAGATGGCGTATACTTCTCATTTGAACCAAAAAAGGATAATCTTAGCCAGTATGTTTATGAAAGACTTGAGTCAGGTGAGTTAAATGAAATGAGTTGGGCTTTCACTGTTGCAGAGGAAAACTGGTCAAAGGGTGAAGATGGTGTTTATGATAGAACCATCACCAGATTTGAGAGATTGTATGATTTCTCAGTGGTTGATTCAAGCTACTATGGCATTGAGAATGCTGTAAGTTGCCGTTCATATCAGGAACTCCTTGACAAAGAAGCTGAAGAGCTCAGAATCCAGAAGGAAAAGGAGGAACAGGAAAGACGTGAACAGGAAGAGGCCCAGAAAGCTGAGCAAATCAAACAGTATTACGCTAATAAAAAGGAAGAGTTGAAGGATTATCTTTAATCTGTGACACTTTGTTTCCTTATTAAATAAATAATGTTAAAAAAAGCTTAAACAATGACAGAACTTGAATTACAAGAAAAAGTTCTCAATTTGCGTAATGAGTTGAACACTATTCTTACCAATGGTGAAGCTGAAGTTAGAGAGCTCACAGAGGATGAGAATAACAGAGTTGCTGAAATCCGTCAGGAAATAGATAATGCAAATGCAGAACTTAAGAGTATTGAAGATGAAAACAAGCGTTTAGCTGAAGAGAAAAATAATAATACAGAAAATACACAAATTAAAATGAAAGAGGTTAGACTTTTTGATTTAATCAAGGGTACCGTTAATGGTACATTAAGTGATGAGCAGAGAGAGTTTGTACACGGCAATAAGATTGACTACCGTGCTGCTATCATGGCTACTCAGGCTGGTCAGGGCCAGGAAAACGTTCCTGAGGATAAGAAAGGACTTGACGTTGCAATCCGTAACGCAAGTGTGTTGAATAAAATTGGTGCAACTTGGTTTGGCAATGCTGTAGGTGATATCTCAATACCTAAGTATGCTGGTTCAAACGTAGCTTGGAAGGGTGAAGGCGTTGCTGCTGATGATGGTGCATCAGGTTTTACTGAGACTATCCTTTCTCCAAAGAGACTTACTGCTTATATTGACATAAGCAAGCAGTTCCTTGCACAGGACTCAAATGACGCAGAAGGCATACTTATCAATGACCTTGCTGCAGCTATAGCTGAAAAGCTTGATAAGACTGTATTTGGTGACGGTGTTGGTTCAAGCACTGTACCTGCTGGTCTTTTCAATAGCGGTGCAACTTATTTGACAACTGGTACTTCACTTACCGCTGCTACTTATGACAGCGTACTTGACCTTGAGTCAGCTGTTGAGGAAAAGAATGGTCAGAACTTTATGTTCATTGCCAATCCTAAGGTAAAATATCAGCTTAAGGGCACTCAGATGGCTTCTGGCCTTCAGATGGTTTACAACGCTGGTGAGATTGATGGCTACAAGGCTGTTGTATCTAACTCAGTTGCTAACAAGGGTATCATATGCATGGACCCAAAAGACCTTGCAGTTGCTACCTGGGGTGGAGTTGAAATCACTGTTGACACTGTTTCAAGAGCTATCTATAATGAGGTACGTGTAGTTGTTAACTATCTTGTTGACGCTAAATTACGTGGTGACAGAATCAGCGCTGAGCTCTTCTCTTAATAACTAACTAAAAAACTTATCTCAATGATAATTGAACTTGACTATGCTAAAAAGCATTTAAATCTTGAACAAGACTTTCATGATGATGATGAATACATCCTTGGTCTTTGTGCTATGGCTGAAAACGCAGTCAAAGTTCATGTCAATGATGATTTTGAAAAACTTGCAGAAATGAACGGGGGATTTTTTCCTCCCGTTCTTGTGCAAGCAATGCTTTTGATGATTGGCAATATGTATCAAAACAGGGAGCCTATAGCAACCACAAAAGTGATTGACTTGCCTTATAACTATCAATATTTGATAGACTTATATAGAAACTATAATAAATAATGGTCAGTTCTGGAGCACTTACTGAAAAACTAAAGTTCTACCATCAGGTTGAAACTCAAACTGAAAGTGGATTTAAAATTGTTGTTGAGGAACTTTACCTTGAAACCAGGGCGGAGAGACTTAAGAACAAAGAGAACTACGTTGTTGATGCAGGTGAGCTCTTTCACTCAAGTGAACTAACATTCAAGTTCAGAAAGAGAAAAGAGGTTAAGGATACTGATATAGTTGAATATATGGGTGGCAGATACAGGATAACCAGTTTGGATATTTACCCAAAAGACAACCAAATGATAATAATTGTAAACAAAATCAATGAGTAATGCCTAGAATAGACCTTGGTTCATACAAGAAGTGGAAGATTGGCAATGATATCCGTAAGATACTTATGGCTGATGCTGATGTTCAACAGGCTGTTGGTAACAAGATATTCCCTATTGTGGCCCCAGAAAACACGGATGGAGATTTCATCCTATATACCAGGGAAGCTTATGGTAAGGAATATGTTAAACAGGGCCTATATGAGGATAATTGCCAGGAAGAGATATTGATTGTTTCAGACCACTATGACAATTCAACTGACATAGCTGAAAAAGTTGATAAAGCCCTTTCTGGAAGACATACCCTTGATTGCGGTGCTACAATTACCATAACAGTTGCTACATCAAATGAAAGTTTTCAAGACAACAAATACGTTCAAAAGATAGTTTTTAAAATTGAATAATAATACATAAAAATACATATTAATACTATGGCAGCTTCATATACTGACAATGATTTAGTAAAAGCCAATGACCTTTTACTTTATATTTTCACTGGCTCTACTTCAGCTACTTCTGTTCCAGTTGCTTTTGGTACAAGTGCTGGTATTCAGATAGATGGCCAGACAATTTCAGCAAATAACAAGATGGCTTGCAAATGGCAAACCAACATGGCAGGAAATAACAGCTATACTGTAAGTTCAGATTCACTTTACACTGACACTGCTGATGACTTCAGCTTTGATGACCTTTTGGCTCTTCAGATTGCTGGTAATCCAGTTAAGTGGGCTCTTGCTCAGCCTACAAGTGCATCTACATCTGCATGTCCTGGCACTTATGAGCTTGATTCAAGCAAAGTAACTGCTTGCGGTTCAGGTCTTATCACTTCACTTAGCCTTAACGCTGGTGTTGATGAAGTAGCTTCTTGCTCAGCAACAATTACAGGTTCTGGTGCAATATATCAGAATTTAACTAATTTGTTTGCTTCTTAACCTTTTAGGGTACTATATATTGCTGTTGGAGGTCCAATTTGGGACCTCCTTTTGTTTTATGTGTAAATGTCAGTTATATGTAATTCTTTTTAAGAAAAGAAGAAAATGAATATTGAAATAAAACTTAATGTAAGGTCTGGTACCCTATATGAAAAGCTTACTGGTAAAAACTTTTTTAAAGTAAGTAATGAGGAAGAGAGTCTTTGGTTAATGTATGCTTGCTATGTTTCAAGTAATAGACACGTGACTTTTGATATATTTCTTAAGATGCTTGAAAATAAACATTTTGCTGATGCTATTACCAAGGCATTTGATGATATCAGAAAAATAGAGTCACAAATGGTTCAAAAAGATGAAAATGAGCCTGAAGAAAAGAAAAAAGAAAATGATGACATTACATTAACTGATATGGCCTCAGTACTCATTATCCAATATGGAATGGATGCCCATTATGTATATGAGGAAATGAGATTGTATGAAATAGAGAGTTATTTCAAATGGGCTAATAATAAATATCAGGCTGAGATGGAAGAAAAACGTTTCTGGGCCTTTTTGCAGTTAACACCGTTTGGTGGTGGCAAGATGAAAAAACCTGAAGAACTAATGAAGTTCCCATGGGAGCAAAAGGCTGCAGAACAAGATTTGATTAATAAGAAGGATATGATTAAGGCAGTATTTGCATCCTTCAGAGAAAAAAGAAAAATGTTAGAGAATGGCGCAGGAGGGCTTAACACTGACAATAGACCAGAGGGATATGGAGGCACTGAATCAGAGTCTCCAGAGGCTGGACACGTTGGAACAGGAGGCGGCAGTGAAGAAAACGCTGACAATGGTTGCTGATGAATTAAGGGCAAAAATTGACCCAGAAGTACCAGTTAAATCAGGCAATCTCAAAAGAAGTCTCAAAAGGGACTACAACAAGAAACTCAGTAAAAAATATGTCTCTTCACGTGTTGGTTATAAAAGACCTGGAGGTAATCACGCACACTTGCTGGATAGAGGTACCGCAAAGAGATGGACTAAAAAAGGACAATACAGGGGTAAGGGACCAGCGCTTATGTTTCATACTGGAACATTTGAGGCCAATAAGGAGACATTATCAAGACATTTGGGAGATTATTTGGAAAAAAATATAAATGATATTTGGGAAGGAAAAAAGTAATATAAATATATGGCTAATAAGAACTTAACATTAAAGGCTGCTGTAAGCCTTGAAGTAAAAAAGGCTTTATCAGGTCTTGGTAAATTACAGACTGGTATTGCCAATTTAGGAAAGAGTTTAGCTACTGCATTTAGTGTAGCCAGCATAGCAATGTTTGGCCGTCAAATTGTTAATGTAGGTAAGGATTTTGAAGATGCTATGGCCAGGGTAAAGGCTGTATCTAACGCCACTGTTGGAGAGTTTAATACATTAACCCAGGCAGCTAGAAAAATGGGTGAAACCACCAAATATACAGCTACTGAGGCTGCTGAGGCACTTGAGAAGCTTACACGTAATGGTATGAAGGCTGTTGAGGCTGCTCAAGCTTTACCATCTGTACTTAAGTTTGCCCAGGCTAACGCAATTGAGTTGGCTCAGGCTGCAGATATATTGAAGATTTCTCTCAATATGTTTGATTTGTCAGCAACCAACTCAGCACGTGTAGCTGATGTACTTTCAACAACTGCTGCAAATACTGCAAGTGATGTATTGGAGTTACATGATGCTTTGGTAAATGTTGCTCCTGCGGCTAAGGTACTTGGTTTTAGTATAGAGGAAGTGGCCAGCGCCATTGGTGCTCTTGCCCAGAGAGGTGTTAAAGGTGCCGCAGCTGGTACTCAGTTGAGAATAGGTTTAATCAAGATGGTTGACCCAAAAATCATCAAGAAAATGCAGGGGTTTGGCGTTAATATTGATGAAAACACAATGAAGGCCAAGGGCTTATATGAAACCATTAAAAAGTTCTCTGACCAGAACATATCACTTGAACAGTTAACTGAAATATTTTCACAGAAAGGTGCTGTTGGTGTACAACAGTTGGTAAATAGTCTTGAAGATATGAGGTATATGATGGCCCAAATTGAGAACCAGTCAAAGGGCATTGGTACTACTGAAAGAATGTTCCGTGATGGTATTGGTTCTGTAAAGAGGGAACTTGATACTTTAAAGTCAAAATGGGAATCAACTTTAATTTCAATGTCAACTGGCTCAAAACCAGTTTTCACAGGTATTATAAGGTTATTCCAAAACTTTACTGATTTACTTAGAAACAGTTTATGGGAGGCAATGTTGGTTATAACCTCTATTGCTTTTCCTGCATTGGTAAAGGGATTTAAAGCAATTAAGACTGCTATTAAAGAAGTTAATCTAGCTTCATTCACAAACTTATGGATTGCTCTAGCCCAGGCTATATTGTTAGTATCAACGGCAATTTGGGGACGTTTTCAACGTATTAATAAACCCATAAAAGAGGCTAAGGAAAACCTTGCGGCCCTTGATGTACAGGCTATTAAAGATAAGGAAAGTATTGAAAGACTTGGTGAACAAATATCAAACACAACTAAAGATGATTTCAATGGTTTTATTGCTAAACTTGACCAGTTAAAATCATTATTCCCTGACCTGGCTGATGCTATTGAAGATGCTGGCAAGAGAGCATATAAAAACGGACAGTGGGAAGAGTTTAAAGAGACCCTTGAGGAAATATATGATTTACAACACAGAATGTCTTCATTATCTAGACGTGGAGACCTTTATAATGCTCAAAGAGGCGCGTTAGTTAGTACAGTTAAGGGTGGCGTTAATAGTTTCCAGGCTAATTCTGTTGTAAACTGGGTTGGTACTGAGTTTAAGTCATATCTAAGAAGTAATTATGAATATGGTACTCAAACCATTGAGAATATTTTTGATATCTTAATGGATAAGATGCTTAAAGCAAAAGATGCCTCAGAAGCTTTTAGTCAAACACTTGATTTATTTGATGAGTTCCAATACAGGGATTGGATGAATGCTAAAAGAATAAAGACATTCAATCTTCCTTATGGTTCTAAGTTTGAAGATTACATTAAACTGTGGATAAAAGATATAATGGAGACTAAACAGTTCCAAGCTGCGCGTAATACGTTATTGGAAATGGATAAAATGTCAGCATCCATATATGATGACCAGTTTAAGATACTTAAAGAAAACTTTGAAGAAAAACTTAAAGATTTTAACCAGGATGATTTGACCTTAATATATCCAATAGCTGATAAGTATATAAAGGATTTATCATCACTAGGCCAAAAGGCTGGCAAGGCTGGACTTGATGCTTTTTCTAAAAGTATGGAAGCTGAAGTTAAAGCACTAAGAGAAAAGTATATTATTCCATTAGAAGACATTGCATCAACTTGGAGAAATACTGAAAGCCCACTTGGCAAAAAGATGGCTGATTACGTAGACAGTGAAAAAGCCCTTTGGGCACAAACGGAAAACGGTGTTTTAACTAATGAAGAGTATAATAAAAAGCTAAGGGAATTAAGGGCAGAAACTTTTGAAACCATAGCAAAGTTTGATGATTTAGATGGTCAATTAGCATTACTTGGTAAAGACGCTATTAAGCTCAAAAATACACTTTTACTTGCTTGGACTGAGCTTAAGGCTATTACTGAGGGTGAAGAAGTAGCTAGTAGTGAAGAGAAAACTAAAAGTGATTTAAAGTCATTCAGGAGCAAATATCCTCAGTTTAAAGAAAGGGATAAATCAAGAGACTGGAGATTAACTGACAAACAAATTGCTGAAGAAGACCTTAGACATCTTGAAAATTACCATGATGCTTTGGTAAGTTTCCTTGCTAGTATTGATGAAGAAGAGCTTAAGGAAAAGGGTATTTTTGATGAGGTTAAACAAGAAATTGAGGATTTAAAAGCCAAGCTTGAATGGGCTAAGAAAAATATTGATGATAAAGATATACTTATTGATTATATTGAACAGCTTGAAGTGGTTGATGACATCATTAAGGATATTGAAGCCCATACAATGAGTATTAAAGATTTAACAATGCAATCTATAAGAAACTATGGAAAGCAAATAGAACAGGTTGGAAGCCATACGTTGTCAATAGCTCAAAATATTGATAAGTTACGTGAACTGAATGGTTTGGAGCCTATCTTTAATGATGAATCTATTCAAAAGCTCCAGGCTTATGCCAACATACTCAAAGATTTGGTGGGCATCTATGATGCTATTAAAAAGGCCATGGAGGTTACTGCCGCTATAGATGATTATAGAAGTGCTCAGAAGTTTAAAAACACACTTCAAAATATTGCCGCAACCCAGGCTGAAACAGCGGCTGAAAAGGCTCAAGCTGCAGAAGCTATGAAGGTTGCTGTTGCTGAGGGTGCTGGAAGTGTGGCTAAGACTCCTTGGATAGGCCCTGCTCTTGCCGTAATTGCCGCTGCTGCAATATCTTCAGCAATTATATCAAATAGTAAGAAAAACTTTGCGTCTGGTGGCATTGTCCCTGGAACAAGTTACTCTGGTGATAAAGTTGTGGCTGGCCTCAATTCTGGAGAAATAGTTATGAATAAGGCACAACAGCAACATCTTTGGAACTTTCTTAATGGACAAAACAGTGGTGTTGGTGGTGGTGAAGTTCAGTTTAGAATATCTGGTAAGGACTTAATAGGTACCTTGAGAAATAACAAACTACTCACAACAGGTAAGTTGTAAAAAGGGAGGCTTAAACAAGCCTCTTTTTTTATTGCCTTTGTCAGTTAAGAAAATTACTTTTTTAATAAAATAGTTATATGGCTAATTACCGTTCAGAATTTTGTTCACTCAAGGGTGTTCAATATAAAATTGAGATAGTAACCAACAGTGCTGATACAACTTATAATGAGTTGACATTGGCTGGCGGTTCAAGTGTTAAACTGGATTGGAATAATTCAGAAACGCCTTTTGACCCTATAAGAACATCTACACTTTCAATGACATTTCTTCATGACAGTTATCTTGATGACTTACTTAAGCCTCATGCTGATGATGTATTGGTTAGAATGTATACAAAAAGAAGTGGTAGCTGGATGAGTAGACCAGAGTTTATTGGTTATCTCAACCAGGCTGGTTCACAGAATGCTGGCTATGTTGATTGTATTGAAGAAGTAACGCTTACGGCTAATGATATTCTTCAAACAGCCCAGTTCAAAAAGTATACAAATAAGTCTGGCACCAGTAAGAAACAAGTTGTGACATATCAGGATATATTGGAAAAGTTTATGGACTTATATCCAATTTATTCTATTAAGTGGGCTAAGTCTAAGTTGGCTCCAGATGAGTTATATACTTATATTACAAATGCTCCTCCATTGTATTGTATTCCTGGAAACTTATACATTTCAGAAAATAATTTTTATTCATCAGATACTGATAGTGCCTGGGACTGGCAACACGTTATTGAGAGTATAGCCAAGTATTTTGGTTTTACTGCAATGATGTGGCATGACACGTTGTATTTTTTTGATTTACTTGCTTATTCAAGAGTTGATGAAAATACTTTTAACACTGTTAGGCTAGGTTTTTATGAACACATTAAGGGTTCAAGTTATTGGGGCCCAGCCAGTGATGAAACTGGAACTATAAAGAAAATAGTGGCTTCATCTTATAGAGGAAGTAACAACCAAATATCACATTACCCAGTTTACAATAAAGTAAAGGTTGTAGATAATTACTATCAAGTTGGTGAACTCATTCCAAGTCCACTAGCTGATGAAAACCTAGTGCCTGAATATGAATCAAGAAAGGCTTGCAGGTTTAATAAGCCACGTACAAAACCATGTGTTTATAAAAACAAGGAAGGTGATAGTGTTGCTGATGCTGGTGAAAATTATTTATATTATAAAAGAGAATTGAAAAATAAGTGTTATGATTCTCACTTTTACAGCGGCAATACAGAATTAACACAGGCTCAATTAGATGAGTGGGCTGACTACAGTGTGGAAGACTGGTATGAGCAATATCAAGGTACTACAATTAGATTATATGGCTATGATATACAATTCTGGTATCAAAGTAATGGCCCATTTGTTTCAGAACAATTTACAGAGTCTGGTATTTCTGCAGTATTTAAGGTAGATGGTGGATTTGATACGGTATTTATAAGGTGGAATGCAGAATGGACCAGAGATGTATATGGAAATTATGTGCCATCTTTTAGTTTATTGGTTGACTCCCAGAACTATATTGATTGCTTAAGAGTATATGATTATGACTATCAGTGGCATGAGTTTAATGATAACACAAGACATTTCTATTATAGGATAGACGGTGTTCATTTTTATTTTATTCCAATACCAGACCCAATTGAATCTATAGCACCGTGGACTTATGCTGGCTATATGTTGGTTGACCCCTGGGGATATGTTGAAGAAAGATTCCCTATTACTCAATATCCACCAATGGAAATGTATGGTAATGTATATTATGATGTTCCAGGTTCAGAAAATGTTTGGTTTGCGTATTTGATGATGACATTGGATAATAGTTCAAATGATAACAGTAAAGATTTTGACATAACGTTTACTTATAATTATGCCTCAAATACACCTACTGTTGTAAAGAGAACTGCTACTGTTGAGCCACACGGACAACAGTTAATAGAACTTTATGCCTATCCGTCAACAGCAATATATGGAGGCAGTGATGACTGGAAAATTGAGGTTAATGGCCACGTTCAGACCTTTACCAGAAAGAATAAAACAAACTCTGTTTATCCCAAGAGAACTAATCCTTTAAGATGGTTTAAAGGTGCTAAGATTCTTGAGATAGCAAACATATCCATAGATGATTATAAAAATGAGATACCTTCAGATATAAGTTTTAACAGGGCCTTATGTATAAGTCAACAGGGTGGTACTACAGGAACTACTGCAACCACAAATCTCAATAGATATGCTTCAGTATATTCATTAAAAGACAGTGTTGCTCCTGCACTTTTGATTAATAACAAAACAGGTATCATTATTGATGCTGATGTTACATTTGAGAGATATTGGGGTACTGACTATATCAATCCTGACTGGTCTGGAGAACAAACTAAAGGTATTGATGTAAACCCAGCACTTATGTTGGTGCTTGGTATTGGTAACAAGTATTGGAACGGTTCACAGTGGACAACTACTAAGGCTGCTTTTGCAGTGCCTCTACAATGGAAAAATGCTGGTACGGAAAAAGATATAGACAATAATGTTTATAATACTGGTCTTCACATTAGGAATCAGGTTTCATGGGACACATGGACTGGTGAGAAGGGTTATTATATTCCTCTTAATGGTGTAGACCTTAATGGTGTCATTACATTTGATATCAGGATGCCACGTGAAATACAAGGCAGTTCAACCATCCAGGATGATATGAATGGTATGTGCTGGATTAATAAACTTGATATTGTTTTAGGCACAAAAGGCAGAGAGCTTGATGACCTTAATGATATTGTTTATGAAAATATTATTGACAGTGATGCTGTTAATGAGATTCAGCCAATAAGCCTTGATATTACAAGTTATCCAGAAGTGGGAAAAATGTCTTACAGTCATATTGGATATAGGCAAAAACTTATGCCAAAGACAAGAGACATAATGCTTTATGCAGAAGAGGCACCTCAGGAGGAAAACCTTATCCAGAGATATGTACATCAGTTCCAAACAAAGACAACTGTTAAGGACCTTGATTTAAATCTAAGTGATACCAAGTTTTATCAGTATACTGAGGAACACGGAGTATTTGCTTTTATAGATACATATGATGATAATGATGAGTATAAACCATATGTAATATTAGGACAGTCAAATGACTATTATATGGATTTATCATCTGTTCATCTGATGGAGCTTAAAAAATATTATGAGTATCCAGAGTGTAATGTAGTTAAAGCAAAGTTTTCTGACAACAATTATCCTGAGACTATATATTTTACCAATGACTATAATAACAGGCAGGTAGATAAGAAAGTTACACAATCTGGTTCTAGCTATATTGTTGAATATATATTCCAGAATCCTATATCATATTTTGATACAACAAACTTTAAAGGTTTGACAAATCTTACTGATGTTTGGCTTCCTGACACAATTAGCAAGGCTTATAGCTTAACTTATATGAAGCCAGCAGCCTTTTCTGGATGTACTAACTTAAGCCATATTGCTATTAACTCAACAAAGGCTCCAAGATTATTTACAGATACATTTGAGGGTCTTGCTAATGATGGTTATCTTGAGGTTCCAGCTAATGCTGATTATAATGATTGGTATGCAGCTTTACCAGAGGGTTGGTCAGGTATCATATTTGCTGACCCGTCAACAACAATAGGAGTAGGCTCTGTTTACACCGTTTGTACAAAAAATATGATTTATGTTGGTTCCCAGGCATCAAACCTAAGGGCAAGTAGTAACCAAAACTGGGTGTCAACTAACATAGCGTTAACAAGTGGTAACCAGTATGTTCTAACTATGGCTGTAAGTGAAAATAAAAAGGCTTCTCTTAGACAGGCTATAATTACTGTTTCAGATGGTGTACAAACTAAGTTTATAACAATAAACCAGTCTGCAGCTGCTAAGGTACTTAAAACTAATCCTCCTATCAACTCTGCAGTATCAATTACATTTAATGCTCAGGGTACACCAAAGGCAACAAGTAATAATTATGTTGATATAGACGTAATTACAAATAGTGATGGTAGTGATGTGACGTTTACTCCTAGTGCTGATTGGATTAATGCCAACTGGAAAGATAGTTTATGGATAGAAAATGAAGATGGTACTATACATAGGGCTTTACGCTTTAATTGTGATAAGGCTGGTATAAATAGAAATGGTACTATAGTCATTTCAAACGGTACTACAAATATTACAGCTAGCATTGCCCAGGATGGAGAGGCTAAGATTGAATGGATATTTAATGCTTATAGGGCTGGTGCTGGAAGGTCTGGAAGTGGATGGCTTGGCCTTAGTTATAATGATAGAGACGGACAAATACATTGGAATGCCTATTCTACTGATGAGTGCATACTTCCAAGAATAGAGCTTAGATATGAAGGAATGTCTGATTTTAATTCTGGTTCTTCATTAACCCTTAAGATAACACAGACCAATTCAAACTTTACCAGTTATTATGTACCATTACAGATAGATACTACATATACTGGTCCTGGTTATGTATTTGTTCCTTGCTTTGAAAAGTGTGCTCAATTGGCTCAATACTGGGAGTGGTTTATGCAACCAGCTTGGGGTAATCCTAATGGAGGTACTTTTGTTAGAAGTTGTGCTTATCCTTGGGATAAGTCAGGTAGTGATTTTGCAGACTGGAACTTAACAAAGGGTGTATCAGTAGGCAGTGAGGTTAAGTTTGAGGTATTACAGCAAGATATACCAATAGCACTAACCAATAAGGTTGCTTATCTAAAACTAAAATCTTAACAAGAGAGGTTCTAATAAAGAGCCTCTTTTTTTATGCATAGGCCCATTTGAAGCCATATGCTGTTTTATATTTACCATTACGGCATTTATGAATATTACCAATTTTAAAACCTTTTCTTCCAGCCTCACATAAACTGGGCCATATGGTTACTAAGGTTCCATCTAGTAAAAGTTGCTTTACTGGTTTACTTCTATTAGGATGGTTTATTAGTTTTTGATGACTACGTTCAATACCAGAACCCCAGTTTATATTACTCTTATGGCTCATCCAATTGAGGTTACAGGCTCTGCAGTCTGATTTTTTTTCATTGAGATGATTTACTTCAGTTTTATGTTCTGGGTCATCATTGGGTATAAATGCCAATGCAACTAGTCTGTGAACCGTATGTGATTTTGCCTTGCCATTTTTAGAAAGAATAACATATAAATAACCTTTTCTGTCAGTTCCAGGCTTTAATATTTTACCACTAGTTGTATTTCTTGGTAAACTCCTAACTCTACCCAGGTCACTCACTTGATACAATCCTTCATAACCCTCAATGTCCTTCCATTCTTCAGTTTCAAATGGTATTTCTAATTGCTTCCAGTTTTTCATGCTAATAATTTACAAAAAATAGTTGGTAAATCCAAATGTCAGTGATAAAAACACCTTTTTAAATAAAGTAATTAATATGCTTAATATTAAGAAAACCACAATAAGTACCAAGGGCCGCAGGGAGTTCTCATATAACACCCCTGGGAAGGATAACTATATAGGCGGCTCATCAGAAGTGAGGTTGGTAAGTGGTACTACATATCACTCTGGAGAAAACATTAGCATTAGTGCTGATAATGTTATTTCTGCAGTGGACACTAAATACCAGGCTGGCCATAATATTGTTATATCTGGCAATGTGATTAGTACTGAGGCTGAGTTATATACTGCTGGTGAAAATATAAGTATTTCAAGCGGCAATGTAATAAGCACTTCAGCAAATGTACACTCAGACTTTGCTAATCAAATAGTTATATGCACACAGAATGCTTATGATAATATGCCTTCACATGATGCAAGTACAATATATCTAATAACTGCTTCATATTTAAATGTTGTACCTGGTGCTATGGATTTTGACCCTAACATTCCATTACCTATGGATTTCACAATAAGTTCAAATGACAGTTGGACAATAACAATAGAATACAATGAATAACTGGATATCTCTTTCTCAAACTGCAGGTACTGGAAATGCTGTGATTACGGTTTCTCCCAGTGCTAATCCATCTGCCATTACAAGAAGCGCCACTATTAAGGTTTCTAATGGTAGTATTACTAAAACTGTATATGTATCTCAGAGGCCCGCTGCTCTTGCAGTAAGTAGTATTGATATTATAGGCCATGACTATTACGCCATACCTTATCTTGGTGGTTCTGCTACTACAAGTAATATAAGATTTAACGTAAGGGCCTATTATAATGATGGCACTTCAAGAGACCAGGTTCCAGCAACTGTTACAGGTAATACAGTTACGGCAATGACTTCTCTCAATCTTGGAACAACACCTGATACTGCAGGTACCATACACGCCGTTGCAACCTTCTCAGGTAAGTCTGATAGTACTGATGTTACTATATACCAACAGCCTGTGCCTGAAGACCATTATATGGTATTCTATTCAACTAGTGATATTAATATTTCACAATCTGGATGGAGTTCTGGTTCAAGTTGTACTGTTGCAAGAAAATATTGGGTTGGAGGTAGTGGAGTTATTGTATTTGATAATACAGTTTCTGTAATACCAACTAGTGCTTTTAGCGGTAATGATAGACTTACTTCACTCTGGATGCCAGACTCTATTGTAGCCATTAGTACTGGAGCCTTTGCTTATTGTAATAGTGCTACTAGTTTAACATATGAAGGCACTATTGATGATTGGAATAATATTTACAAGGCTGAGGGTTGGTATGCTAATAGTGCCCTTGAAGTTGTTCATTGTAGTGATGGTGACGTATGGATTGATGATAAATTGGTAAGCATCTATTTTGCTGGCGTCAATGTAACTCCTGTATCTTATACTGGTGGTACTGTAAGTATGAGTACTTGTAATCCAAATGTGCATGGTGTATTCAGGAGTGGTGCTGATATGCAAATTGGTAATGGTAATTTATCATTTACCGCAACCCCAGTAACCATTTCTACAGTAAGCACTGCAACTACTGTAACCCAGGCTGGTACAATACAAATAAATGCTGCATATAGTGGTGTCAGCGCAACAACTGTTCTTACTGCTACAACAAATGCTACCATAATGCAACTGGCAGCACCAGAAACAAATAGGATAGCATATAGTGCTTCAACGCCTATTGTATTTACCACTGATGCTATAAATAATTTTGAGGCCAATATAATAGCATCAGGTTATAGCAATGGAAGTGGTACTTATATATTTGATGGTCAAGTGACAAGGTTCTATGGTAACGCAAGTTGCATGATAACATCTGCAACCAAAGGTGCATTGACTGGTATAGATGTACCAAGTTCATTAACAAATCTAGGCCAAAGTGTATTTAACGGATGTAGCGCTTTAACAACTGTTAATGGCCTTGAAAACACTGAAAATGTTTATTTACCGCCTGAAAATGCTGGTAATGATGCATTTAGGAATTGTACCAGTCTTACCCATTGCGGTTTGCCACATTCATACCAATATTGGTCTGGTGGCGCCATCAAGGCTGATGTATTCTACGGCTGTTCAAGTTTGACCACAATTATTTATAATGGCACAGAATCAGAATGGAACGCAATATCAAAGAATAGCAATTGGAGAAGAAACAGTGCTGTCAGATATGTGCAGTGTACTGATGGAACTATTGATTTGGACCCATCACAAAATGATACTATTACATATTATGCCCCTGAGCAATTAACTCTTTCAGATTCAGCTATAACCCCAAGTATCACATCACACACTTTTAGTAACGGTGTTGGTACTATAAAGGCTTCTGGTGATATTACAGCAATAAACAGTTCTGGTTTTACCAATTGTTCAGGTATGACAAATATATATTTACCTAGCACTGTTGAGTCTATTGGTGATTATGCCTTTACAAGCGCTATGAGCCTTACGGAAATAACAATACCTGATAGTGTAACAGCTTTGGGTGATTATATATTTTGGCGTTGTACAGGACTTACGTCAGTAAACATACCTACTGGTGTTACCTCTATTCCATATAGTACGTTCTCAACGTGTTCAAGTCTGGCAGAAATAACAATACCTGGTAATATAACAACAATAGGTGGTTATGCTTTTTACAAGTGCAGTAGCCTAGCAACAATAAATTATGGTGGTACAATGGCCCAATGGGGTAATGTAAGTAAAGGCTCTGCTTGGCATTCTCTAGCTCCAGCCACAGTTGTGCACTGTACAGATGGTGATGTAACTTTATAATTGAATTATGTATATAGGAGATTTAGACATAGAGAAGATATACGTAGGTGACCAATTGGTAGATTCTGTTTACATTGGTGACCAGGAGACGTATATTAATAATGAATAATAATACAAAATAAAAATTAATAAGTATGAGTTGCTGTAAAGAAGATATTCTCAATTTGAGAAAGGGTTATAAATACTATGAACTTTTATTTGGTAGAAAACCTGTAGAAAAGAAAAAGGTTGAAAAAAGACCTGCTCCAGTAGTTGAGAAAAAAAATATTGAAGTTCCTGAAGATAAGATGCCTGATGCTGACAAATAATAGTCTTTTTATAGAAAAAGTAGAAGATTATGAAAAAGATGTTTAGCTTTCAGGAGGCCTGTCTTTATTTGATTTGGGCCCTTGGTATTGGAACGTTGATAGGGGTTATGGTTAAGTTTGACTTGACAGCCTGGCAATATACCATGACTGGTCTTTTGGCTGGTTTTAATACATTGGCTGTTGTACTTCCAATAATTGAGTGGTTCAAGGCAGGTAAGAAAAAAGACCTTATAGTTGAAGAAAAACCTAAAAAGAAAAAAGTTAGTAAGTAAAGATGTTTAAAGTCCTTAAAGATGCTGTATATCATAATTATGGTTTTTGGATTTGTTTAATAGTATCTATATTTTTATTTATAGGTTCAGCGTTAGTTCCGCCCTATTTTGTAATTGATTCTAGCATATTTGTAGCAGTAGGAGAACTAATGGGATTTACGGCACTCGGAGCCCTATATAAGGCCCTGGATAATAACAAAAAGGCAACGTTTAAACGTGGTGATTTAGAAGTCACCGTTGGTGATGATAAAGAAGAAGAGGCTGAATAAATAAAGCCTCTTTTTTTATGCGTATTTCCATTTGAAATCTTTATGTTTATTTCTTATTCCCCTACAACACGCTGAAACAGATGTTTGTTGGAATCCGTTTCTACCTGCTTCAGATGTACTTGGCCATATTTTTACAACCTCACCATCCAATGTCATTTGAATAACTTTTTTTTGGTTGTAATAACCATTTGATTTACGTTTTTGTGCAGCCCTATATTGTCCTGTGCCCCAATTAACATTTTCTTTAGGTGTCATCCAATTTAGATTACAGGCTCTATTATCAGTCTTGATTTCATTGATATGGTTAACCTGTGTTTTATGCTCAGGGTCATCATTTGGTATAAAAGTCAAAGCAACCAACTTATGCAATGGATAACTTTTTAAACTATCACCTTTTGTTAAGGCAACTTGTAAATATCCTTTTTTATTTAACGCTGGTTTTAAATAGCATAAAATATTATGGTTTCCTTTTCTAGGTAAACTCTTTATCCTACCTTGGTCTGATACCTCATATAATCCTTCATAGCCCACTACAGGCTTCCATACCTCAATGTTTTCCATTTTATATTTATATTAAAAAAGTTTCCAATAATTTACAAAAATTAATTTAAAAATCCAAATTATGATTCAACTATCTGTTTTTTGCCCTGTGAGCCATTATTTTTTGTAGACATGGTACATTGTCCGCCTGAAGCTCAAAAGTGGCTCCTGTGTCAAAATTATAGCCTCTACTGTTCTGTTAAAGTGGTTAGTCTATGGTTGGATAGTTAAGAAAAGCTCTATGGATATTGAAGATGTCAGATTGCCAGGTTATCATTTCAACACCTTCAACCTCAATACCGCGTTCACTAAAAAGCCCACGTTCATCAAGTATAAGACCAGCCATTGAAGGTTCAAGTTCTTTGTCTGTTGCCATTGTCTCTTTTTTCTAAAAAGATAAGAATATGATAGACTACAATCAACAACTTTCAGAGCATTTCACATTGGCTGAGTTTGTGAAATCTGATAAAGCCAAAAAGCTTGGCATTGACAACACACCAACGTTATTAGCCATAAGCCATTTGAGAGAGTTATGTACAAACCTACTTGAACCTTTCCGCCAGTGGTATGGCAAACCTGTAATAATAACCTCAGGATATAGATGTCCTGCGCTTAATACTGCTGTTGGTGGTGTTCCCTTGAGTGCTCATCAATATGGATATGGTGCAGATATAGTACCTAAGACTGGAACCCTGGAAGAGTTTGCCTTGAAATGGAAAGAGTTTCTGGAAACTCATCCAAATATCAAATGGGACCAACTCATCAAAGAAAAGGCAAAAAAGAGTGAATGGATACACGTAGCAATAAAAAATGGGGCTGGCAAGCAAAGAAGCATGATATTTGAACTCAAAGACTTCACGGCAAAACCAGCAAAAGATGATAAAAATGGAAAAGGCTCCAAATAACGGAGCCTTATTTTTTTACAACCAACAAGAGACTGTAGTCATATTGTATATACCAGATATATATAATGACTAATTTTATTGCTTTTGCTTTTATTGCTTTTGCTTTTATATTCATATATCAGTTCTATATTATTGAGAACTTTCAATTGGAGGAACCAGGAGTTTAGATATAGTTGTCCCTAGTAGGTTTTTATTCCTACTTGTCAACTATATAAGAACTTTTCACTTGTTATCACCAGTGTGCTCTTCAATAGTAGGTAATTTCTTCTGTTTACCTAACACCAATAGGTGCTTGTCCACATAGCCTTGTTCTACGGCCAAGAATGTTATAGAGGTTACACTTACACTTTCCCCAGATTCACATTCCCTTGATATAATCAGTTTGGGTTATATCTACTGCATTTGACAGTTTGTAACTCATGGTTACTTGTTCAGCTTTTCTCAGCAAAGTTTTAAAAGTTCAAATTATAAAAAAATGAGTGGTCATTTATGTCCTGCGCTACATAAACAACCACTCTTAAATATTATAATATTTTTATGTCTTTGGTCTTGCGCAGGAACCATTAAAATCTTCTTTATCTAATATACAAAAATAAATAGTAAAATGCAAGCAAAAAAACAAAAATATTTCATCTTTTTTTTAGGCATAGCATAATAGTTAAAAAAGATTAAAGCAAGCACAGCAATTTTGTTTTTCTCAAAACTTTTTTGTACTTTTTAGTAAAAGAATTTTAAAACCAATCATATATGCAAAATGAAATTATTTACAGAAGGGCCTATGGCTTAGTCTTTAACCAGGTTAAAGGTGACTATAAAAACTTTGGAAAGGAGTTTGTAAAAGCTCAAATTATGAATAACGGTAATGAGGATAAGTATTTTACTTGGTTTACCAACTCAAAGACAGGTAAAGAACTTTTAAGATTAGATAAAACTATGGCGTGGCAAGGTGCAGGTATGGCAATCAATGATATCATAGACCAAATATTTAAGGCCAACAGAACCCCAGACCAGCTAGCATATGATAATCCAATACAAATTAGATTGTTTGAATAATTATGCAACAGTGTAGATATGAATATATGTCCAGCAAAGGATAAAAAAATGGAGAAATACAGTAACAGTAGGATATATTCCAGGATGTACGGATTTACCTTTATTCAAGTAAGGGATAATCATTTTAAAAATCTGGAAGATGTATATGAATGGGCCTCAACCAACAAAGACGCAAAAGAGATTTTTGATTTAGCTGAAGACCCAAAATATTATTGGCTGGCGGTAAGAGATTCATTCAATGATTGTAATGAGCAAGTGGCTCAAGGAAAGAAACCAGAGTACAATAAACCTATAACAAAATTATTTAATATAAGATATGGCAATATTTCAGTATGACAAAAGAAAAGAGCTCATAGGACAGTATAGAACTGTTAAAGATGCTGCTGACAAAACGGGATTCAGTGCCTTTGAAATAACACAAAATATTCAAGGCTCAATTAAACTGTTAAGGGGAACTGTTTTTTCAACCATTGAGTTGATTAAGTCAAAACAAAAAAAGAACAATTATGCAAGAGTGCAGGTATGAGTATAGAAGTAGAGAAGGTAAGACCTGGACACCATGGCACCTTTCAGCATTTACATCAACTATGAAAAATATTAAGGTTAATGGCTTAAGAGTTGAGTATAGAGATATTTAATAAGTAAATAAGTGCTTATTAGACTAGTTAACATTTCATTTTTATATTAATTCATTATTATGTTTTGAGTTGGACTGTCTGGGAAGATGGTCCAATTTGTTTTTTTTCCTTGCTTTTTCAAAATAGTTTTTGTATATTATATATGTAAAATTTTAATTCTTTTTTCATGGTGTTAAAAATATTTTTAATTGAGATTGCCTGTCTGTGAAGATGGGCAATTTTGTTTTTTTTTCTTGCTTTTTCAACTATTTATTTGTATATTAATAATGAACTCCAGCGGGAGTTTAACTTGTGTCATATTTGTTTTATGATTTGGCTGTGGGAAAACCCACTTCTTTAGATGTGAGATGAAAGCAGCCTTCACAAAAATTTGTTTTTGAAAAATATTTTTAGTATATTTGTTAAAGAAATGAAGACAATCCACCGCACATACAAGTTTAGGTTGAAGCCAAATAGTGAGCAGAGAGTTTTGCTTGCTAAACATTTTGGTTGTGCAAGGTTTGTTTTCAATCATTTCCTTGCTGAAAGGCAAGAAGAATACAAGAATGAAAAAAAATCCTCCAACTATTACACCCAAGCAGCAAGGTTGACTGAGTTGAAGAAGGGAGAATGCAATTGGTTGAAAGAAGTCAATAGCCAAACACTTCAAGTAGCTTTGAAGAATATGGATACCGCATATCAGAATTTTTTCAAACTGCATAGAGGTTTCCCCAACTTCAAAAGCAAGAAATCCAAGAACAGTTTTTCAATACCACAGAACTGTACTGTTGATGAATACAAGATATATATTCCCAAGTTCAGAGAAGGTATAGCCTATTTCAAGGACAGAAAGGTAAAAGGAATAGTAAAGTCTATGACAATCAGCCTCACTCCAAGTGGAAAGTATTTTGTTTCAATACTCACAGAACAGCAGTATGAACCTCTTACCAAGACAGGAAAGACAGTAGGAATAGACTTAGGATTGAAGGATTTTGTAATCACCTCAAATGGTGAAAAGTATAAGAATAACAAAGTTCTGAATAAGTATCAGAACAAATTAGCAACAGCGCAGAAGCATCTCAGTAGGAAGCAGAAAGGCAGCAATAACTTTGAAAGACAAAGAGTTAAGGTTGCAAGGCTTTTTGAAAAGGTTTCTAACACTCGCACAGACTACCTGCATAAAGTGTCACTTGACTTAGTGAAGAACTATGACATCATTTGTATTGAGGACTTGAATATCAAAGGAATGATGAAGAACCATAGACTTGCAAGACAGATTGGTGATGTTGCTTTGGGAGAGTTTGTTGGAATGCTTACATACAAGGCAGAAATAAATGGCAAAAAAGTTGTAAAGATAGATAGGTACTACCCTTCTTCTAAGACTTGCCACAATTGCGGATATGTGAAAAAGGATTTGAAACTGAGTGATAGAAAATGGGTATGCCCTGATTGTGGGGCTATTCTTGACAGGGATGTGAATGCTGCTATGAATATTCTATCCGCAGGGCTTGCGGATTACACTTGTGGAGACTCTGTAAATCCTGTAAAGGTTGGAGTCTGTGAAGCAAGAACCCCACTACTTTAGTGGTGGGAGAAGTCAGTTAGTATTTTACACTGGTCACCTTGGGCTTGTGAAAGTATAAGGTACTAATTTGAAACCATTTTTTTCTTTTATATAACTACCGTTTTTTGTGAACAATGGCTCTAGAGATATCTAGGGCCTTTGTTGTTTATGTAATTATTTTTTTGTATATTTATAAAAAGTTGTAAGATGAATAGCACGTTAAAACTAGAAAAAATAGGAAAGTTAAAGTATACCGTAGAAGTATCCAAATGCCCAGGGATGCACATAGAAGCTGAGTATAAGATAACAGTCCCTGATGTGGATGATTTTATCTACTATGCTCAAAAGAGAATAAGAAAGCTCATAGCCCTTAAATACACTAACTATATATGTGTATGTGAATACAATCAAAAGAATCACTATCTGATGATAGATATTGTGCTACCATCAACGCGGCTCTTTAAGACATGGAAAGAGAAGAGGCTGTGGGCTTATTCACCTGACAGTCCAATAAAGGAGCTTATGACAATCATTGAATCCAAGATGGAGGATATCATAGATGATTATGAGCCCAGGAAAGCTAAAGAATGGTATTGCGGTGATAGATTATATGAAGATGTGGTTTAATAATATTTAACATTTAAATGATTGATTTTTTAGCACTTCAAACTAATTATTTATAAAAAAGAATAATATGGAAAAGTTTAAGTTATTTTTAAAACATTGCTGGATTGTATTAATGCCAGGGATATGTGGTATATATAGTTTAATTAAATGCTTTTCAACAGAACCTTGGTACAAATCAGTATCAGATGGTGTTTGTGCAGCATATGCAATAATAATGGCTATTGTTTTAATTGTTTCACTCATAAAGACACCAACAGAAGGATATATAATGACGCCTGATGGTCCCATATATGAAACAAAGGAAGATGCTATTGAAGCAATGATAAAGGAATTAGAAAAAGAAAAGGAAAATATTAGAAAGACAGAAAAATAAAAATATTTAACAAATTAATTAGATATTTTCTTGTATTTCAAACTATTTATTTGTATATTATAAAAGTAGAAATTAACATTTCTCTTATTATATTGTTTTATCTATTAATTTTTTTTTCTTGGGGCTCACATTGTGGGCCCTTTTCTTTTAATTATTTTTAACAAAATAACTAAATATTTTTTTTGTATTTGGAGCTATTTATTTGTACATTATTAGAAAAAGATTGTTTGTGTATGATAATAGAGAATTGGAGACAGTTAGAGATACCATTTGAAACTGAAAAATGGAGAGATATACCTGAATATGAAGGAGTATACCAAGTAAGTAATCTTGGTAGGGTGAAGAGTCTTAATTACAATGGGACTGGAAAAGAGAAAGTAATGAAACCAATAACTGATAA